CATTTTTTCTACAACCTCCACATCCTCGCATAGAGAGTAATATTTAGAATCCTTAGTGAACCGTATTCCGTCACGATAGAGTTGGCCACAATTTTTCAATCTTGCCAATTCATAATTGAGCCTTTCTTTTGATAATATTTGCCTTTGTATTTTTTCTTGAGTCGTTGCACTTTTCAAACACGCATTTTGAAAGCGTTTATCTAGAGGAACAGATATTGTTGCAGCAATTCCAAAGTTAAAAGAAGTCGCATCTTTGTTGCCACTATAATTTTCTCTATAGAATAAAATTTCCCCTGCGTTTGTAAGGTTTCCATCGTCGTCTGTAGCTTCGTTATAAACTGGCGTGAGGTAAGTGTAGTCTTGAGGTCGTTTAATTGATACTGAGGTCGTTGCAAATGGGCTTATAGATAATGTAGCTCCTGAGCATTGGATTCCATTTCCATAACTATTCTCAGTCATTGGGCCTGTTAATACTTGGGTTGCAAAATTAGAAACTGAAGAACTTGTATTCGATTGTGGATTGGCAACTGCTGAGGTGTTTGCATAACTTGGAAAACAAGAAAAAAGACTTATTAATTGGAGAAGATAATAGTGGTATCTGTAACCACCTCTGACTGAACCGTTCTTGTTATATCGATCACGCTTTCTAAAGAAGGTCCTTTGTAAAACTCTGAAAACTGAAAAGCATTCCCTTGAGTGGTTTGCTGCCAGTTTGGTTTTTGATCCATATTTAAACCTGTCCATTCATAAGTCGTTCCATTAATGGTTTCTGTGACGGTGGCATTGGGCATAGAAATTGTGTCGCAATTTCCGCAAGATATGCCAGATCCTGTCACCGAGTAGGTATAGCCTGAATTGTAGCGAACTTCTCGGATATTTTCTGTGAGATTATTTGTGGTCACGCTTCGACTTGTACTTGTCGCACTTGTAAAATTTGGCACGACAGGAATTGCGTGTGCTGGATTAACAAAAAATATAAAAAGAAGATATTTCCACATCAATCAACAGTTAAGTCTGTTACGAATTGACCAGTAAGAACAACTCCAGTTCCAGTTCCTCCTGTCAGACTCATTGTGTGATGATCTAAAGTGACGGCTGCTGTACCTACTGAACCAGCGGCAGTCGAAGTTAAGTCACTAAAGTTACCTACAGTTCCAACCGTAGGAGCTGATCCAGCGGTGGCATCTCCTTCTAAATAAGATTGAGTAAAACTGAAAGTTTCCCCAGCAGTGGTTTGAGTTGCACTTGGCATAGTTACTGCTGGAACTCCATTCGTTACAGATCCAAAGCCTCCCACACTTGCGGCGTCTCCACTTGTAGTTGTTATATTTGTTCCGCTTATGCTGTAAGACGAGCCAATTTTATCGGCTGAAGTTGCAGCACTTAAACTCTCCAATTTTACGCTTGATGTGATTGTACTTTGAATATCACAAAATGCTGCAGTTGGAGAACATAGAACGGCAAGTAGTAGTAGCTTTTTCATTTGATACCGACTTTGTTTTTACTATTATCCACTATCTTAGGACCATTATTGTTATTATTGCCACCTTTCTTCTGTCCGACTGATATGCCGTAGGAACCTAAAACACCACTGACAAGTCCAGCAGTAAAGGCTCCATCAATTCTAACCTTGCCCATATAACCTAAAGTCATCATTGATAAACTCCAAGTTAAAATAAGAAATCTGACTCCGTGACCAAAGAAGTCACCCCAATCAAAGCCTTCTTTTTCTTGCTTTTCTTCTTCCATACGGATTCCCTTTCTTGTTTTATATTAACAATGTAGCTATGTTAGGAAAAGAAAACAAAAATTCATGTCAAAGTTTCTAATTAATTTATTCATCAGGTTCGGCAAATCTGAATCTGTGAGAAAAGGGTTACTGCTTATGCTAAAGTCCGCTGCTGAGAAAAGTGACAATGACGTTGATGACGCAATTGTAAAAATGATTGAAGAGAAGCTCTTTCCAGTAAAATGATCAAAAAATTTCTAAATATTGACATAGAAAAGGCTCCACCTGAAATAGAACTAGAAGTTGAGCTTCAATGCAGACAAATTATGGAGTCTGATGACATTGATAATATAAAACGATATTGCACCCACTTGGTCAGATATAAATTAAAACAAGATATGTTTTTATCTTCCCTTTTAAATCACTTTGTTGATCTTGAATTTGTAAAACCAAAAAGAAAAAAGCGTTTTAAATTATTCTAAAGTTTTCTCATATTGTTGAATATATTTATCTTCAAACTCTCTAATTAACATATTATTTGTTTTATCAACTTCATAGTTAAATTTAAGAACTGCGGTTCTTATATGTTCTTTAACCCATCGACCCTCTTCATATATAACTTGAGCTTTGCCATTTTCTTTAATAAAGACATAGTGATCTTGACCTTTTAATTGAACATCTAAAAAGTTTCTTTCGAGATCTTTACGTCGTATTTCTTTCAGTTTTCTTAGTTTTACTGAAGTGTGTTCTTTTTTCATTTTAATTCAAGCGTAATATCAACCCAAGAGGGCTGTGGTTTGCATCCATCTATAACACCATAAAAGGGATTATTTATATATTCAAATGTTTTCTTTTGAAACGGATCATAATAAATCATCCCAATATATGGGTTAGATGGAAACTTTGCTTTTTTCATTAAAAAGGAATTTCTGAATCCCAATTCATATTGTAGTCTGCTTTTGGTTGTTCTTCTTGCGGAACAACGGTTGGTTTAGCATTTGGAAGCATTCTTGGATTGACAGACCCAAATGCTCCAAAGTCATCCTCATCATTGTCAAAGGTGTTTTTTTTACCATTTGCACTGATATACACACCTTGAACTCTAACTTTGGTGTTTTCTCTCATATCAAAGACATTTCCCTCTTTATGTTTTGATTGGTCCTCTTTAAGGGCTTGGAAATGGCTGCAGAGAGCGTCGATACTTTCAAGTGGAACAAAAATGTTAAACCGACGTGGGAATCGATCCCTGCTGTTTTCATACTTGTTATCGCCAACTGTAAAATTAATCGGCAGAGGCAGTGCGTTTTCAAATTCCATTTTCTTTTGGTGTAATGTTGTTTTCTTTCTCCCAAGCGATAACTTGGTCGAGGTTGTAGCGAACTCTTGATGCGGAAGGAGTCGATGCAAACTTTGGCAGTTCATACCATTCTGGACCGACTTGTTTGTTTTCTTTCCTTGTTTTCATCCGCCATATTTTGACCGTATTATCGGTCACACCGTAGCGTTTTGCTAGTTGTTTGGTGTCGAGGTAAGTTGCTGTTTCATTCATAATAAAGATGCCTCCTTTTGTACGATAGCGTTTGTCAGCTTGTGCCTCTCGCTATCAGATAAGTTTCCTTCTTTCATTTGAGCGTCTAACCTTTTTTTAATTTCATCAAGGTGCTTTTGGGATGGAGCTTTTTGTATCCATTTAAGTGCCATCTCAGTTACTGAAGGCTGCTCAGGGACTAAAGTTTCATTCTGTGGCTTTGCTTTGTTAGTTTTCCACGATTTATCTTTGCCGTTGTAAAGAGATAAGCCGAACTGATTACCAAACTGCATGAAGGCCCTTTTGCGAGCATCTGTTTCAGCTTCTTTAATAGCAGACTCGTGTTTTTCGCCTATGCTGCCAAAACGACCATGACCAGCACCAGTTCCTTCTCTGAAAAGATTGCCAACTGTGACTTTCACTTTTGCAATATAAGTGACCGATTCATTATTATCAGCAACACAAAGCGTGTAAATGGTTTCAGAACTCCAACCGTCAAAACCAAATATGCGATTTGCTTCGTTTATAACGTGCCAACCCTCAACATAAGCTAATTGAAAAGTGCCAGCTCTGTTTCCATCTCTTTCTTTTACGTTTGCTGCGAGTATAGGCTCTTTGAGCTTCTCGACTTGTTCTTTAGAAAATTCCATGATTAGTTTGTTAAATAAGCCCAATTAGGCAAGGACAAAGTTTCGACAGACTCGCTATATCCACGCCAATAATTATCGGTGTGGCATTGTGATATCTGTTTTAAAGCAAGGGACCGCAAGGCACGGCCCTCTGCTAAGGTGTCGTCGTCGAGTGAATAAACACCGACAGCGAAAGGATAAACCTTCTCAACAAATACAAAATAAAACTCACTTGCTTTGGTCACTTCTAAATAGTGAGCCGCTTGCAAATGATAAAGGTATCGTGCAATTGTTTTGATGGCATTGTCAGGAGAGGCATTACCTTCTCCTGTAGTTTTAAGGTCAACAATTACGTCACCACAAATCCAGTCGGGTCTAGCCTTTACAGCAAGTCCTGACTCTTGGTCTTGAATAAAGTAACTGAGTTCTGGCTGCCCAAAGGATAAAAGCTTTGAGGCAGTTGGATGGGCATGAACCGAAGCTGCAAGAGAAGAAGATAAGTCGTATTCTGTTTGTGAAATTGGTTCTTTGCCTTGAGCAATAATTTCTTCTGCTGCGGCCTTGCCAGCTTTTGTTGTTTTATTTGGGCAGATGACATAGTCTTTTGCTGCCCTTTCAGGTTCAAGAGTAAAGGCGTGAGCCAGTTCCCCATCTCGAAATGCCTTTTTTACAACTGGTGCGTGGTCAACATTGCCATCGCCATATTTCAATTGATGCCAAACTTTAGGACAAGTTTTGACCCAGCTTTTAAGGTCTGAGGCACTAATATCTTCCTTTGCATGATATTCAGCGTTTGACATATTCATAAGAATTGGGTCTGGATATTTCATTCTTCTTCATCCTCATAAACTTCGTCATCGCCTTCTTCTTTGAGTTCTAACTCTCCGATAGAGGACTCTTTTATGACTTCAATTATGTCAACGAGAGCATCGCTGGAAGTCTCATCAAAATAGTAATTTTTGTATTTAGTTAAGCCAATCGTCTGCTGAATGGCATGGTCTATAAATTCATACAGTTTCATTTTGATGCCCCCAGCCTAAAAGTTCTCCAATTTGGTCAAAGGTTTGTTTACCAGATGAGGAGAAGTTATCACGGTCCCATTGCATTTCCTCAATGAGTTTTAAGAGTTTGTCACCTTCAGTATCGGTGTGAAATTCGTTTTTGATTTCTGATGCTTGGATATACATTAGTTAAGAACCTCCATGTCTTTTAGTTTGTAGCTGTTAAATTTACCGATTTCTTTTTCAAGGTCTGCTGGGGCCATTACGATTGTAAAGTCTGCAATAATATGGCCATCAGGGTCTAAGCGATGGTTTTTGGGCTTGGCATATAAGATACCCAAGTCATCTTCAATAGTTTTGTAAAACCTCATTTTTTAAGTTCCTCACAGGCAAGTTGAATACCAGCATTACAATCTGCGATTGTCATCTGGGTGAAAGTTGAGTCGAGGGCGGTAAAAAGTATGCCGCCCACCGCTATGTATAAAAGAAAATGCTTCATTAGTTTGCCTCCTTTGCAAGTTTGTTTTGTAAGTTTTTGAAAATTTCCTGACCCTCTCTTGTCATATCCTCTACGTTCAATGCGTAGTAGATATCCATCATTTGGTCGTTTAAGAATGCTACTTCTTGTTTAGTGAGTTGCATGTTTCTGTTTGGTAAGGGAACTCGGCAATCTCTGCCTTACTTATATATTACCTCTAATAGATAGGTAAGTCAACTTAAATGTCCTTAATATTAGCGTGAATTATTATAAAGATGTTTAAGCCATTGAGCCTCTAACCATTTGAGGTCTTTTATATACTTATCATTTGAATACGACTCATCTTTTAGATATCTATCGTTAAGTTCTGCTTTTGCTTGCAAATATTGTTGTTCAGTCATTGGTCAGCTCGCAGATAATTCCTCTTAAAATATTTCTTTTTTGAAATTTCTGCTCCGCAGTTCCATGAAAAACATTATGTTTTGAGTCAGTTTCTATTGCTTCAACTAACCCTTGTTTGGGAGTTCTACCACAGCAAATTGCGGCAGAACAACCATCGTCGCTAACTCTAGCAAAGCAGGTTTCAGAACCATCTCCTAATATTGAAGGCGAATAATTGAAAGTGCAAACCATATCATGCTGGCCTTTCATAGGCACATAAATTTCAATAAGTCTGCCTTTCTTATCGGTTTTTGTTTTGTAGTTCATTAGTAATTCTCCACCCTGTCGTGAATAGCAACCGCACCGTAAAAATGATGCCCAAGAAGCTCTCTGCAAGCTTGAGAGAACCTACTATCACTTGATGCGGCAAAGTTGCCGCCATCCATAGTATGTTCATCTTCATTCCAAGCTGGTTTTATATGCAAAGAATTGAAAGGCCCCTTTTTAAGCTGGGCTGCTGGATAGTGGTCTGAAGGCTCAAAAGGACCCTCGACGTTAGTTAGGCATAAGCCTTCGATATCTCTTGAGGACACACCGTTTAAAGTGCAGTCCCCAAATTTTGAGCATTTGTAAATGTTGACGTGTAAGCCCATTAGTTTTTACCTCCTATTTGTTTGTAAAATTCGCCAAAAATAGCTTTGATAATTGTTTCTGTTGCCTCTTCTATTTGCTCTGGGGCTATGCGGCAATTGAAACCGTATTTTTTGTAAATTTCCTTACCTCCAATAATTCTTTGGTGAGGTGTAAGTTTACCGCCTAATTCAAATTCAATTTCTTTGAGTAGGTCCTTCGCTGTAAAAGTAATCATTTGATAACCTCAAGCTCGTTAGCCTCAACCCAAACGCTCGCTTCGTTACCGCATAGTGCGTGAATCAAGCCGTTTGTTTCGGTTTCGTAAATCATCACCTTAACGCCTGTTCGCTTGATGATGTGTGTTGCTTTTCCTAGTTCGTTAGTCCAAGCTAGGTTTTTCCAATCTGTCTGAGCCATTTTGTTTAGCAAGTTAAGTGGAGGCAATCTCTGCCTAGTTATATATTACCTCAACCTAATGATACTGTCAACCATCTTAACCCAACCCCATGTGCCAGTAATAATAGTGTCACAAGACAAGTTGACTCAGAGTGTTATCAGGCTATAATGGAGTTGAGGGAGAAGATTCCTCAATTGTACCTTGTCAACTGAATACTATGTACGGATGTGATTATTTGTACTTTGGCAATAATGTCAAAAGTGCAGATCAATTTACTGGTCCTTATGTTTTAAGGACTGATGGTAATAAGAAGCTTATTCAAGCTCAACTTATGCCAAGAGTCGACCAAGAAGTAAATGTTTCTTGGCTGGCCAATCACAACACGGGTCGAAATTGTAATCCACCTCAAACTCAGATTTCCATACAAGGAAAACTGGAAGGGCTGATAAATAATGAAGGGGAGGGAACTTATAGGGTTCTTATAAATGACCAAACCTACACTTATTTTTTCGACAGTAATATTTGGCAAATAAGTCAAAAAGACAAAGATGCCAGATTAATTATTCTGATCGATACAGACCATCATACGGATTACAATTATGAGGAGAAAGTAGATCCAATCGGATATGCCTTCAAACTCGAAAAACGTGGACTGATCTAAGCAAAGCCCCCTTCGGGGGGCATCCCAAATATTTATCTTGCCTTAATTATGATTAAAGTCACTTTGACTTTCCTCCTTGATGAGGAAAACGATCCTGAAATAAAAGAGGTGCTTAAGCACACTCCTAAAAGAGTCTTTTTTGAAGATAGGATTGCCGACGACTATATGCCTGATTTATTGATAAAGGCATTTAGACCATACGGATATCGTTATATCGATGACCTTGATTGGAGATATAAACTTAATCACAAAGTCTATTAACTTATGAGCTGCCTTTACAGGGCAGCTTTTTCTTGTATCATGTATTATGCTTAAATTAAATCGGGAAGCCTGATGACAACAAAAGCAGTGGTCTGAAAGCTATAAACACCCATTGATACCGTGGGCAAGGCAGGGCAGTCAAGGCAAGGGGCTGATCGATCTCCCGATTCACTATTACAACTCGTTTATTAATATATCCGCACCAACTACCTCATCTTCATTGCAGTATCTTTTAGTTGCTGATAAATTTGTTACTTGACAGTCATCTTTAAAAGCAATTCCAGTAAGTGCGTCTAAAGTTGACCTAACAAGCTTATCTAGGTCATTTTTTTTAACAATTAAATAAGCTGGAGCCGATTGCTTCAGCAGTCCATTTGAGCGATAGTG